ATTCTATCTGATAGAGCACTAGAAGTAATGAATGAAAAGAATAAAGTACTGCTCTTCGAAAGAGCAATAAACAACGATGAGCTAACTTTATTTAAATTATTTCCATTTATTAATCTTATTATGAAAAAAATAGAAATAGAGAAAACAAAAAATAGAACCTAAATTGGTTCTATTAATAATAAATTATTCTTACTAAAGTATAATCTTAATCGTATTTTTATAAGAATAATTTTAAAAAGGATACCAATGAAAATATTAAATAATATAATAAACTACATTAATTCTCAAGGAAGATTTAAGAGTTCTGATGAGTTAATTCTTAATGCATTTTTCTTTCATTTAGCAAGTTATAGTTCACTAATTAATCCAACAATTATTTTTAAAAACAAACAATTGCCAGTAAATTATTTTGGAATCAGCATCGCTGGTTCAGCATCTGGTAAATCATTTGTTTATAGTGAAGCAAAAAAGCTTTTTCCTGTTGATAAATGGAAGAAGGCTATAGAGTATTCGTATAATGTTGCTAATGCTGATTTAGATAATGATGAAATAACAATAGATGGTATTGAAACAAAACTTAAAAATTTTTTACCAAATTATGAAAATACAATAGAAGGAACCAGAGAAGGAATCTATTTAAGAGCATTGGCTATAAGTAGATGCTTTTCTGGTTCACTTAATATCATCAATGAAGAAATCATGGATATCATCAGAGATAGCAATCTAAATGTAATGAAAGAGATTTATGATGGAATGTTGCTTGGCAAAGTAATTAAAGGGTCTACAAATGAAAATATTTATGGAATTAGGGCTAATATGCTCATATTTGGTTCTTCAGTTGGAATGAAAAGAGACCAAAAAGTATATGAAACATTTTTGAAAGCACTAAATAGTGGCATTTACAGAAGAAGTTTTATTTATTATGAAGAACCAAGAGATATTGAAATGAATGATTTAGAACAAATAAATAAACCTGATATGAGTTTATTTTTTGATTTTATAAGTTCACATAAATCTGTTTTATCAAATGGATTACCAACTATTATTGAGTTAAGTTCTGACGCTTATGAGCTATCAGAATTAATTAATCAAGAACTTATAGAGTTTTCGAATAGATATAAAGAAGACGAAAGATTTTCAGCTGAAGTAGGAAGTTTTGATAAGATAATTAAATTATCAGGTTTATTAGTAATGTTAAATGGTTCAAATATAATAACTTATGATGAGCTTAGTTATGCATATAAGTTTTATAAAAAACTAAGAGATACTAATAAAAATTTGTTTAATGTAGAACCACAACATAAAAGAATTTACCAAGTTCTTAAAAAAATTGGTAAGGCAACAAAAAGTGAAATACTTGAACAAGATATTTTTAACAGAATTACATTCAATGAGGATATCTTGCTTGTTGAAGAGCAATGCTACAGAAACAACGAAAGACTTGTAATAACTGGTTCTAAAATCAAATTCTATTCTATAGAACCAATGGAGCAAAGTTCAATAGAAAAAATAATTGTATCATTGCCAAAAGTTGATAAAAAAGAAAAAACAACTGAATACAACTCTTATCAATTACCATTCTTTGGAGAAGATAAACCAAGTATTGAAAGAGTTGTTAAATCAGAAAAAGTATCAAATTTCGTATTGGTTCATTTTGATAAGGGTAAAAGAAAAAAAGAAAATGCAATACATAAAATTAATTGCGTTGGTCTTGATGTTGATTATGGTTTTAGTTTGAATGATGCATCAAATATTTTATCAAAATGGGGAATAAAATATTTAATATACACAACAAGAAATCATCAAAAAGAAAAGAACGGAATTGTATGTGATAGGTTTAGAATTCTGATACCATTAAGATACACAATTGAAATAGAACCAGATAGATTTGGCTCTTTTGTTGAAAATATTGCAGATGGATTAGGAATAAAAGTAATTGATACTAATGCATTAGATATCAGCAGACTTTGGTTCACTAATCCTAAAGCTCAAATAATTAAGAACCAATCTGGTTCTCTATTTGACCCAATTCCATTTCTTCCTGAAACAGAAGTTGATGAGAAAATTGAAGCTATTACTGAAGAAATTGACAATGAAGAAGCTAAAAAAAGAGTAAACGGAATGATTAGATGGGTTGTTGCAAATAGTATAGAAGGAAATAGAAATAATAACTTATTAAGATTAGGTTTATTTGTTCTTGATTTGACTGGTTCTAAAGATATAACTAAATCAGTCATTTTACAAGCCAATTCTCAATTAAGTGAACCACTTGATGAAAGAGAAATTAGAAAGACAATATTTAAAACAATTGAAAGGAGATAATAAAAAAACTAAAAATTAAAGGAGTGATAATGAAAAAGAAACCAATAATAGCAGTATTTGAATATGGAATGCCTGATTTAAAAGAATTTGATGAAAATGAAATTGAATATCAAGACTGGAATTTTAATGATGAATATGAAGTGAGAGTTCCACTTGATGATTTAAGCGAAAAACAAAAAAATTTAGTATTAAGTTGGTGTTCTGGTTCTACAATCGAATACATTCAAAAAAGTAAACCAAACTACGTATTTTTTTGGAAATAAAAATAAAAGGAGGTAAAAAATGAAAGTATTTTTAACAAAAGACGAATTATTTGAAATAATTGAAGAAAGGTTAAATGTAAAATTTGGTTCATTTGATATTGATGAAGTTGCAATAGAAGTTGAAACAAAATTAGGTTTAAAAGATTATATAACAATAACAAGAAAGAATTTTAATATTGGTTCTTTTCTTAAAGAAGAAATAAAAAATAAAGGAGAGTAAAATGGAATTTAGACCAGTAAAACCAAAAGATTTAGTAAGTAAGAATTTAAAAGTATTACTTTATGGCAACTCTGGCGTGGGAAAAACTTATCTTGCAGGTTCAGTTAAGAATGCAGTAGTTTTAGATTTAGAAAAAGGTAGTGCAAGTGTAAAAAATAAAGACATAGATGTGATTCCAATTAATGATGCTTCAGAATTCAAAAAAGCTCTTGAATGGGTAAAGAACCAATCATATGAAACTATTGTAATTGATTCGATTACAAGATATAGTGAGATGCTTTTTGTTGCTTTAAGTAAAATATACCCAGATAAAAAAGATAGTATGAAATTATGGAGTGATTTTGATATTTATTCAAGACAAAGAATTGAAGACATTCTTTCAATAAATAAAAATATCATAATTACAGCATTAGAAGAAAATGTAAACGATGGAGGAATATTAAAAAAATTTCCAATGTATAAAGCTAGTAAATTTAAAATGATGCTTCCATCATATTTTGATTTAGTTAGTCATTTAGTTGTTGATAATGAAGGAATAAGACATATGATTAATGAACCAACAGAGGATGCTATTGGAAAAAACAGATTAATTGAATTTGGTATTCCAAATATTATTAAATCAACAGATGAACTTTATGATATGCAAAAAATTATAGATAAAATAAGAAAGAAAAAGAATGAAATATAGGATATATGCAGATGTAGAACTTCTTGGTTCTACTTGTGAAGTTGAAGTATTTGTTGATGCTAATTCAGATGAAGAAGCAGAAAAGAAAGCTATAGATAAAATCTTATCAAACATTAAAATTGATGTAATAAATATTATAGATGATGAAGATGATGAATTTTAAAACAATAAATTAGAAGAAGAAATAAATCAATTTAAAATCTAACATAAAGGAGTTTAAAATGGAATAACTTTAGAACAAATACCAAAAGAACATTTAAAAAAAATAAAAGAAAATGCAAAAAACTTAACTCCTGTTAGGGAGTTGGTTCTACATCCAATTAGAGATACAATTATTGGTTGGATTGATTATGTGTATGCTTTAGATGATAAAGGAAAGTTAATATTAAGAGCTTTTCAAGAACCAAATCGTGTAGAAGAGTCTAGTAAGGCATTTTTAGAATTAGATGAATATCTTGAGAAATTAAGTAAATAAAAATAAAAAAAGGAGTAAATATGAGTTGGATTACAGTTGACTTAAATGAACTAGATAAAGCAACTGAAAGTTTTGGAAAAAGTGATGGTTTACCAGAACCAGGTGTGTATTTAGTAAGAATTGATGAACTTTATTTAGATAAAACTCAAAGTGGTGCAGTTTTCTTTAGTTTAATAGCGACAGCTGGAGAATTTCCAAATGATACAGAAATTAGAATTCAAGGTTGGGATGTTGGAAGAATGGTAAAAAATAAAGATGGAAACACTAAAAATAACAATGGTGGATATTTTACTGGAGTTATCTTGTTAAACAAAATGGCTAAATGTATTGGAAAAGATGTTGCAAGTTTAGTTCCAACTAAAAAACTTGTAGAAATTTTTGGTCAACAAAAAGAAGTTTATAGTTTAAATGATTTAGTTGGTAAAAAAGTTATATTAGGAATTAGACATAAAAAATATGAAAAACAAGATGGTTCTGAAGGAGTTAAATTGGATTTAGTTGATGTATGTTGTGAAAATGATTCTGAATGTCAAGAAAAACTTAAAAAAAGAATCGAAAAAAGACAAGTTATAGAAGATAAAGGAAATAAACAACAATCAAACAATAATCAAACAACACAACATTCTGAAATTCCTGATATTT